CGAGATATAGTAATATACAGGGTAATGCGACGATGGCAGGCGAGGCCATGCAGGGTGGTGGTGATTGGCCAAGGGAGGCAGTTTTGACTGTTGCTTTCCTTGGATGGATCGTCATCATCGGTTTAGTGAGTAGGTGCCACTGTAGGAGGTGGCAACGAAAGCTTGGTCAGCTATGGCTATCTGACCACGGGTCCACACGAGACGAAAGTTGTGGTACTAACTCGGTAAGGCGTTGGTACGAACTGTGGGTCCGAAACAGGCGACTGGTAGTTGCTAAGGAGGCTGAAGTGAGGGAGGTTTTGGTAATGCAAGAAGAAAAGACTGAACTTATTTTGGAGCAACGAGAGATCGCGATGGAGGAGGGGGAGTATTGCTACACACAGAAAGTGGCAGCAAGAGTGGTGGAAAAACTGGGGGGACGTCCAACCTCAGGTCCTGGTAAGAAAGCTGCTAGCAAGGTTGCTAGACAGTTGATGCGGGATGATAACCACAGGATCGCGCATATAGACCGCGACCTCCCCGAAGTGATGGTGCTGGTGACTACACCAACAGCTGCAGAGCGTGCACTAGGCTGGTACATGAAGACGGAACAATTTCAGATCCGTTGGAATGATATCGGCCTGAGGCAAGCGGCCGCAGACGTTGGGACCAGCATCACCTCTTCCATGTAGGAAAGCCTAGTGTTCAAAGATGGAGTGTGTTGTCCAGCACCAAATACCGATTTGGTAGAGCAGTTCTCTGCTCTGGAGAGTGGACTCCGAGATGGGGAGAGTTTAACATTCCATCGAGACACTGGGCTGACCATGACGGATGTACGAAGGGCAACATGCCATACCCCGTACATGTCGTCAGAAAACTGGGGGGTGCACAACAATAGCTATACGAACATGGTAAGAGCGATCATGGAGCGGGTGTTTCTGGTGAAACTTGGCGGAAAATTCCAGAGACCACCGACACCTACTGTAAGTGTGCGCAAGAAACTTAGACGTTTTAAGCGTGCATTGCTGAATAACCTTGAAAATGTCCAACCGATGACCACGGAGCAATTCGTCGACACATATGTTGGACGCAAGAGAGCGAATTATCAGCGCGCAGTGGAAAGCTTGGCCGTTTTACCAGTGTCTATTCGAGACGCCATCATTAGTGCCTTCATTAAAGATGAGAAGACAAATTTCGGAGCCAAACCGAACGCGTGCCCAAGGATTATCCAACCAAGGAGCGCAAGGTTCAATGTAGCAATTGGGGTGTATTTAAAGGCATTGGAGAAGCCTTTATTTCGAGCAATAGCAGCCGTGTTTAGAGGAGTAACAGTATTTAAGGGACTTAACTCGGTGCAAAGAGGATATGAACTTAGGAAGAAATGGAATAAGTTCACCAAACCAGTGGCAGTGTTTTTGGACGCTAAACGCTGGGATCAACATTGTAATCCAGATATCATTGATTGGGAACATGAACTTGAGGAAGATATTTTCCCTGAGATTAGACCATTGAATGAGTTGAGGAAAACCAATGTTTGCTTTGCAAGAGCTAAGGATGGTTATGTCAAGTACAAAGTTAAGGGTTGTAGAATGAGTGGTGATATGGACACCGCTATGGGCAACTGTTTAACTATGTGCGCCATCACCTGGACAGTACTTAGGGACATAGGTATTAGGAAATATGAGTACGCCAATGACGGAGATGATGGAGTGCTGATGATAGAAGAGGAGGATTTGGATACTCTTCGCAAGGAGTTTGTTAGTGAATTCAGTAAATATGGGTTCACTATGAAGTGGGAAGGCCAAACCGAGGTTTTCGAGGAGATTGAATTTTGTCAATGCCATCCGGTGTGGGATGGCGGTAGGTGGATTATGTGTAGGGACCCTAGAGTCGCTATGTCCAAAGATTCACTTACTCTCAAGTCTTATCGAAACTTGGCCGAATTGGAAGAATTGCGCAGATCTGTAGCATGGTGTGGTCTCGCAATAGCAGGGCAGCTTCCTATCTTTTGGAAATTTTATGCCGCACAATTGCAGGGGGTCGATCGCCCTCCCCCAGCGTGTGATGAGAGAGCCTACCGCTCCGGCATGGAATATCTAGCTCACGGAATGGAACGGAAGATCGCTTCCGAACCAACTGACTCTTGTAGACTATCCTTCTGGAAAGCATTTCATATATCACCTGACGAACAGTACCTACTGGAGACCATATTAAAACCTATACCTGTGTTGGCGGAGCCAACTCCAGCAGCATATTATTACACGGACAACACAATAGAAATTTTAGTAAACTAATAAACAAACAAACAAACGAATGCTTATAAAATTAATTAAACTACTCACACCAAATCACTACACACTCATAAGTAATTGCTGTAAAGTAACACCAGATTATAACGAAGATGACAACATTCCAAGGCAACCCGAGAGGGACTCGCTCCGGCAACAACAGGAGACGAAGGAACAAGAAACAGAAGAAGAAAGGCAGCTTGAGCGCCCAGTTAGCAGCGGTGTCGAAGGTGGTGGAGGACAGACTAGACCCGTTCACTCGGTCGTACAACTCTAGACTCTACGACATTAACACCACACCAGTGCTACCTGTTCATTCTGTTCGCCAAATCACACTGACGTCGGATGCCAATGGACACGGGGCGGTGGTTATTAAACCGACCTGGTTAGATTCGTATTATGATGGACCAACTATAACAGCAGCGAACGACATGACAGCCATTGGGGCCTCAGTGTCTGGATCATTCTATTCTGCCACAGCATACGCTGAATACCGTATTGTTTCTGTGGGAGTTAGAGTGAGAAGCATTGCTTCCCCAACGACGGCTTCTGGGATAGTGAGAATTTATTGCGACAATAATGTCACCTCAACTGGGTATGACCTTACCCGGCCACAGGACCATTATGAAAGCTTAAGTACTCCTCTTTACCAATGTAATGTCGTTGCAGTTTCGGAACCAACTGGTATTGAATCATTGGAAACTCTCAAGATTGACACAGCAGGTGTTGATGCTAGAGGGTGGACAAGTATAACAGTGTCCGTTGATGGCGTTCCTGCAACCACCGCTGTGTTGGAGCTGGAGATCGTGCATAATTTTGAGGCCATCCCTGCCCCTGAAGGTGGGTTTGTGCACCATGCACAGAAACCAGCACCACACTTACCTATGATTGAGCACCATGTAGCCAAGGCCCGAGAGGCATTAGGTGGATCCACATTTGACAATAATGTTCCAGGCAAATCATTTCATGATAATCTGAAGTCAGTGGCTAAAGATACATTCATGAGTGCTGGAGCAGTGTTGGCAACCAAGGCGTCACAAGCGCTAATGGAAGCCGCACCAGATATGGCCGCTTTTGCCCTTGGCTTACTATAGAAGTGGTTTAAATATATAATATATGTAAAATTGTAAAACTAAAAATAAATAACTCTACATGAGGATAAACTGCAAAATCGCTTGGACGCAAGCTCGGAAAACACAAAGATCTCCAAAGACCAGGACCATATGGGAGTATGGGCGGTATACAAAACCTGGCAATATAAACTCAAAC